TAGGCGGTGCGGATTTAGGCGGTGCGGATTTACGCGGTGCGGATTTAGTCTGTGCGGATTTAGTCTGTGCGGATTTAGGCGGTGCGGATTTACGCGGTGCGGATTTACGCGGTGCGGATTTATGCGGTGCGGATTTAGGCGGTGCGGATTTATGCGGTGCGAATTTACGCGGTGCGGATTTAGGCGGTGCGAAAAACAAAGAAACAACAAACTTGCCAATACACTGCAAATGGTCTGCTACGGTTATAGGGAATAAAATACGACTAGGCTGCAGAGAAAAAACAATAGAAGAGTGGGATTCCTTCTTTGCGAGCGACGAAGTTTACGAAACACAAAGAGGCACCGACGATTTTAAACAAATACAAGCGGTTTATGAAGCTTACAAAGCTTATTTAACTTTTTTAAATACTTAATCTTATGAAAATTATAAAAATGGAATTGATTTTAAATTCTCAATACACTGCCGTTCTTTTCGGTTGCGAATTAGATTTCCAAAACAAAAGTCTAACCGTTGCTTTTCTATTCTGGGGAGCGTCTTTAGTTATTATATAGTTATGTTGATGCACATGTGTAAAAAATGTAACACAAGTATTGCAATAAGTCCAGAAAGATTGTGCAACATTTGTGATGAAAGGGCTCTACAAAAAATTTCGGTCGTAGATAAAAATTATAAAATAAATACTTTGTTGTCGTGGCTGGATGCTGCGGATCAAACTAACAAAGAAGACAAATTGACTTCGGTAACTTTATTTAGTGACGGAAGCGGGCGCATACTATTAGACGGCGAACAAGTGGACGACTTCTATAATATCGAAGAGGCTTTGGAAAAATTAGAAATAACCGTTAATACTCAAAAATCATGTTAACAGAATTAGTAATTATCATTTTAGACATTTTGGCAATCGCTTTATTCTCTTTTGTTTTGCAACACATTTTTACCTACAATGCAAAAATAAGAATTAAAAACCTCATTGAAGAAAACGACGCTTTGCTAAAAGTAAATTATAAGGCAGTCGCGAAAACCGACAGGCAAAAGAATTTGATTGAATTACAGCAAAAAGTCATTGACGATTTGTCCGAAGAATTAAAACAGTATAGAAACTCATTTAATAACAATTAACATTTAAAAACCATGACAAGAATTTCAAAAACTGCCGCGCACGAAGTGGCTGTCGCTTTAGTAGCAAAACAACGCACAGAATTAGAAGAACAAGAAAAAAGACTTTCACACGTATTGACAAGTTTAGTTCTGGACAGGATCCCAAAAGAAGTACACGACTTTTATGAAAAGTTCCCGCAATACATAAAAACAACATCGACCGCCAGACTTACGGGTTTAGGCTGGAATTATGAATGGTTAGACTTAGAAGGTCGCGTCCCTTGTGTTTCTGTAGGAAATAGTTTTGAATTAGTTTTCGAGACTAAGCAACACGAAAAAGCCGCCAACGGTTTAAAAGATTTATACGATAGCTACAAACAAAGCAAAAGGGATTTATCGGCTTTAAGATACGACGTCGAAAATACTGTTTATGCTTTGAAAACTTTAAAAGCAATATCCGAGCATTTTCCAGAGGCTTTGCCGTATTTGCCAAAGACGCCAAACACTTTTTTGATAATTGATACAACCGCACTTCGTGAAAGATTAAAGTAATGACCGAAGAACAATTCAAAGCTTTAATGCTCCAAACGGAAGTGTTCCAGCAGTACGAAAACTTTAAAAAGAATATCACTTTAAAACGTACAAATGTACAAAGATTGAAAAGTTTACACATGCAAGCTGAAAAATATGGGATTGAATATTTAAAACAAAATCCAAATTTAATGCAATCCGATGTAAAATTAATCGAAAATATATTACTTTTGTAAACGGATGGATTTTTTTTTAAATGTTTCGTTTTTAGTAGTTAGCCGCTTCAACTTAAAAAAGTTGGGGCGGTTTTCTTTTTTGGCAGTTCTTTGTAAAAAATGGCGTTAGCCCGTATTTGCTGGGTTGGCGTGAAAAGTAGGTAAACAATGAGCAACAAAAGTAAACAATGATTGTTTACACGAAAGCCCCAATAAAATAAGGGCTTAGGGTTAGTGTAAACAATGTAAACAATAATTATATATAAAAAGTATAATAGTAATATATAGTATAATATTATATATTTTATAAATATACCCAAAAACGCGAAATATACATATAGGGTTTCGGGGTTATACGTTTACATTGTTTCTTTGTTTACGTTTTTAGCTGAACCCCAATAAACAAAGGCACTCGCAAGGAAACAATAAAATAATCTTTGTTTCCTTTTTCGCTAATTGCTTAATAGTCAGGCGTTTGTATTGTTTACGTTTTGTGGTTTTGAAAATTATGCCTTTCTTTGTGGGCAGTATCGAAAAAAGATTTATAATTTTACACCATGAAACCGAACAAAGAAAATATCATAACCGAAATTTTAATCGAGATCGAGAAGGGTGCAAACTTCACTCAATGTTCGAACCTTTTCGAGATTGTTTGGTCCTTACCACCTTCAACCTTCAAACGTTATTGGAAAATAGCTTCGGACAGATTCAGGGAACGCCAACACCGAATACAAACGGAATTGGAAGGGGTCGCCTTGGAATTAGAAAAAGAAGCCCTTAAAAAGGCTATTTTAACGAAACAGGAACGCATGGAAATTTTGAGCGAAATTGCTCGCGGCGAAATGGGGACGGTGAAATACATTGTTTGCGACGGCGGAATTTACGAAAGGGAAATAGATCCGATGTGGAAAGATCGCAAAGACGCAATCGCAGAATTAAACAAAATGGACGGATCTTACGCCCCACTTAAAACCGACATGACTTCGGGAGGGGAGACCTTAAACGCCCCCATTTTCAATATAATTCTAGCCGATGAAGACACAGAAGAAAGCGTTTAGGCTATCCCAGAAACAAACAAAGGCTTGGAAACTTTTAACCGATCAAACGACTTTGTTTGTTGGGTATGGTGGCGGGGCGTTTTCTGGAAAATCTTATTTGATGTGCCACTACTTAACGTACATGTGCATGACTTTTGCGGGTACCGCGTGGGGGCTTGGCCGAAAAGAACTTGTCACGTTGAAAAAAACCACGCTGGTAACACTTTTCAAAGTCTTCAACGAAATTGGTTTGGTAAACGATAAGCACTACAAATACAACCAGCAGCTAAACACATTAACGTTTCACAACGGATCAACTATTTACTTAATCGATACGGCCTATAAACCCAGCGACCCGCTATTCGAACGCTTCGGGGGTTTGGAACTAACAGGCTGCGCAATTGATGAAAGCGCAGAAACAGACAGAAAAGCAATCGACATTCTTTTCACGCGTTTGGGTCGATGCTTAAATGATAAATACGGGATCCAAAAGAAAATGCTAGAATGCTTTAACCCCGCAAAGACACACGTTTACGACAGATACTACAAACCTTTCAAAGACGGAACCGAAACGGTATCGCGAAAGTTTATACAGGCTTTGCCAACCGACAATCCAAGTCCAGAGGTTCCAGCATACATTGAAGGGATTTTGGCCACAGGGGAAACAACAACGGTTCAACGTTTGATCTACGGGAATTTCGAATATGACGACAACCCTTTCGCGCTTTACGACTACGATAAGATTTGCGACATTTTTACAAACGCCTTTATAAAAACAACGGGCAAACGTTATCTTTCTGCAGACATTGCTTACATGGGTGCGGATTTATTTGTTATAACTATTTGGGACGGGTTCGTAATTGAAAAGGTCGTCGCTATTGATAAAATAGACGAAACCGCAATCGGGAATAAAATAATTGAATTGGCCACCGAATACCGTGTCCCGTTTTCAAATATCGTTTACGACGCGGACGGGCTTCGAAGGTTTACAGCTAACAGCTTAAAAAAGTTATCAACGGCCAAAGCGTTTGTTAATGCCTCGGCACCAATCAAAGACAAACACTATAAAAACCTAAAAACCGAATGTGCCTTCTTACTTAAAAGCAAAATCGAAAGCGGGGAATTGTTTGTAAAGGATCAAACTTTTAGAAAGCAAATAATTGCCGACCTTGAAAACATTTGCCGAGAGCCAGCAGACGACGAAGGAAAAATCACACTTGAAAAGAAATCGGAACACAAAAAACGCACAGGACGCTCGCCCGATTTCTTCGACAGTCTTTTGATGCGTATGGTTTTCGAACTTAAAAAGCAATTAACATGGGACTAGAAGAAAAAACAATTTTAAAACACGAAGACTTCTTCGCACGATCGGTTAATATCGGAATAACTTCCGACGCAATAGTCGACAAAATCAACGCATTTGATTGGCTGGATCTAACCGAAGCAAAAACCGAAATAGAATACAGCAAAGTTTTATTATCAATCTTTGAACGTTTCAATTTCAAATACCCAAAGAAATACGATTCAATAGTTAAAAAAGCTTTTACGGTTTTGTTTGTGGAAGCCGTGGAAAATGTCAAAGAAGCAATTGTCGCCGTTTCCAAAAGCTACAACATCGAGGGCGGGGCTACAGGCTTCCGAAACGAGGCAGTTGATAAGTTCTATTACATCGAATATTGGGCAACTAAAAAGAACCTTCCCGTTAACTACAACGAAAAAAATATAGAAAAACGAAATTTGTTTAATTTCGATACAATTATTTTGAGTATCTTAGCCGATAAATTGCGGACTTTCAACGAGTACGAAATAAATAAGCCTAAAAAATGATATTAGAGCCGGCAGACGAAACCTTCATTTTTCCCGAAATAAACACCCCAGCGGATATGTTTAAATACATTGCGCAGTATAACGGTTTTCAATTTTTTGAGACAGATTTGAACGGGGTAGTTCCAAACGAAATCGACCAAAACTATTTTTTGATTGACAGGATCGACCTTGCAAGCCCGCAACCAAACAGAACGGGACAGGAAACAAGGTTCGACGGTATTTTATTTATGGGCGTGCCTTCGGATCCAGCAGTAGACGTGAACGAATCAACTTATACCGAAGGACAATTCAACGGAATAATTGCGGAAATGTTATCGCGAAGTTTTTATTTGCAATTGCAGCAGTATATCAAATGCGCCGACTATGAAATTATTATTAATAATTTGCGCCCTTTATATAATTCTAACAAATACACCAAAGCCACCAACAGCACAGGCGTTGAAATAAATTACTCAATATGGATTTAGCGGCAGTAGTTGAAAAGGAATTTACCCAGCCACTCAAAGACGCCATTGTGGCCGAAGACTTAATCGCAACAAGGCGATTGATTAATTCAGTAGTGCAAGACGTGGAAATTACCTCAACTAAACAGACCGTGCGAGTAATGGCCGAAAAATATATTTTAGAATTAAGGGACGGGGAACAATACAAAAGCCCACCAACTTTGGAAGCCATAGAAAAATGGATCCAAGCTAAGGGCTTACAAGGAACTTTAAACGCTTACGCTGTTTTGAACTCAATAGAACAAAACGGGACAACGTGGGACAGACAAGGCGGGTCGGTAGAACTACAGGCCGTTATAAACAAAGCCAACGTTAAAAGAGTTATGGACGTGGCAGTACAACAAGAAATTTTGAATATAAAATTAAAAACCAAATGGCAATCACGTTAGTAAAAACACCAGCTTTATTTTTTAATTGCACCAGCCCCGTAATTTTTGAATTTACGACGGACGCAGTTATCGGGAATTTTGACGACTACGTTTGTGACATTTTCATTTCTTCGCTTTACACCAATAAGGCCGCAGTGATTAGAAACATTTTTCCCAACACAAACACCAAAGTTTTTTCGGTAGACACTAGCGAGTTTTTGAAAGCCTTGCAGCTTAATGGTTTTGAATTTAATTTCACAGGATCGAAAAACCTTTCAGTTGAAAAGTTTACTTTCGATTTAAAGATACGCGACGGATCACAACCCGATAGCGAAATATTTTCTTTTAACGATTACTATTTTGATAACTTTATTTTTACCGACGGGCTTAGTTCTGTGGATGAAACCGAAGTCCAATACTATTCGATTTTAGGCGAAAGGCTTTTATTCGATAGCTTCGCAAATCCTTTAGTGATTGACAAGCTTACATTTTTAACCCCAGAAACGATTGAAGTTTGCAAGGGGTTTGATAACTACGTTTCAATTTTTAATAACGAATTGATAGGGAACACGGTAAGCGTTGCGGGAATAAGTTCGCCCGTTACCGCTGTTTCTGGCGTGGCAACTTATAAGTTAACAGACGCGCAATTGGAACAAATAACTTCTTTGCGTGAAATCACTTGCAGCAATCAAAACCCAGCGAAAAAACTTTTTGCCTTCCCTTTCAAAGATTCTTGTAATTCAATAGTGCAATTTCGTTTCTTTAATGTGAAAGGCGGGTTTTCTTATTTTTATGCGGTAATGGGCGCGGAGACTTCCGACCGTTCTAAGGTTGCTTTTTACGAAAGGGACTATTCAAATGAAAACGAAAACAAGTCGGGAGCGGTGCAATCCGATACGGACTATAAAAAACAATTGGAGTTCAAAGGTTCAAAAATTATTAACTTAAAAGAGAACTTCGATTTTCTATTGCGTTCGCCAAAGGTAGAAATGAACTTGAAACAAATAAACGGAAACGACGTCTTTATCGAATGTGAAGTGACAGGGAATTCCGCAGACCGTTACACCCATTTCGATTTTAACCTAACGGCCAAAATAACTAATTCGCAAAACTTTAAATTGTGATAAATATAATAATTAACAACGAAGAACTTGACATCGATTCGGGAGTAGTTGTGACCTTCAAAAAGTCGCAGCAACTTAACGGAATACAAAATCAATATTCTTTTTCGAATAATTTCAATTTAAAGAACACGTCTAAAAACAGACGTTTGTTAGGAATAAACTATTTGCCGAACTCAAAGGCAAAAAGCATGACGGTAGGGTACGACTGCGATATAATTTTAAACGGTTGTATTTTTTTAAAGAAACAAAAATTAAAGGTACAAAAGGAAGCACAAGACAGCATCCCCGTTTATATTATTTTTTCGGATAGCTTTTTCGTGGCCAAAGCAAAAGAAGTTCTTATGTCGCAAATCGTTTTCGAACCGACGTACTTCAAAACCTTGCCCGAATTCATAGATTTAAACGACAACGTTGGCAACTTGTTAAGAACTGCGCCCGTTTCGGCACAGGACACAAGCGGTTTAGTTGTATTGGAAGAAGTGCCAGCCTTAATGAACTTAGTGCAAACCACTTTAGTTGTGTTTTTGCAATTAGGTTACAGCTACTTAGGCGACTTTTTCACAGACGTTGAAGCAAAAAAATATTACATAAACCCAAATAGCGGGATTTATGGATTGGGCGACACAGGCGGCCACCCTTCTTTTGATCCGACTATGA